GTAAATTGTTACAATGAGTTTTTCACTTGTTTCCAGGGCTGAGTCATTTGCCCTTCAATTGTTTCCAGAAAGAGAACCCGTTGAAGTGTTAATTCCGGTGTTCTCTACTCACTGTAGAAATTTATTCCTTACATATCGTAAATACGCATATCTTCCTGCTCCCAAGTAGGAATGGAAAGATGCTCTCCCTCAACAATCCAATACTCAATGACGCGTGAACGCAATTCATTATAATATTCAGGACCGTGACCGAAAGCTAACCTAACCATCTCCTTGGAAGCATAAACACTAGCGTATTTTAAGTCCGGTTGAGTAGACCATGTCCAGTTACAAGTCTCTTGAATAGCACGCTTATCCAACTTAGCATACCACACTTTACGGAATGGATGCACAGAAAAGTTGCATTTCAAAAAAGTTGTATCCGAATCAAAAATAGTGAGATATGGAACCATCTCTTCGCCCTTCGTAGCATTGGTGAACGTTAAATCAAACTTTTTCAAAACTGAGGCAATAGAACAAGCATTAAACATGTCCTTTACCTCGTCAGATAGACTTAACATTAAATCGTCACCATAAATTTGCTCCTCTACATGCTCTTTATACTTAAATAAAGGCACCAGATCAAAACGACAAGATGATTCCATAACCCACTGCCAACAAACTCGCATATAGCAAGCATTGACATACACATCCACAACGATCGTCAAAGGACACCCAGAAGGGATACCCCCATAACACCGATAAACAGAATTTAGCATAAGATGACGAGCATTATATGTCTCACGACCTAATGCTTTAATAACCTTAAAATAGGAATCACAAAGAGAAGGATTATAATGCTTGTACCAAAGACACATCAAATCAAAAAATGATTGGACGAATCCCACGTACAACATATCTCCAAACTTCTTGTGATCCCCACACATAAAGTTATTACCCTTAGTCAAGAGTCTGTTAATCATACGATCAGTTTCCATAGAGTATATGTCCATGCCTACACCATGACCTAAGCTTTCGCGATTTGCCATAAAAGCAACCACAAAATCCATTGTATATTGGCGAACTATAATAGTATAGTCAACGGGACTTATAGAAAAGATACGAGTTTTGCCAGGAATAAGTGCTTTCTCAGATGGTAATTTAGCATCTTTCAAACAATCTACAAAAATCGTATCCATAACTTTGCCAGATAATCTCTCTTTTTCAGAGATATCTAGCCAATTCTTTAATTTTGGGTGAATACTATTAAGCGAGTACCCATCGCTTCCTTCATTAAGATCAAAGAGCCACTTTTTATTAGAGGCCCCTTGAGGTCGATCCAAACACCATGGAAAGCCTTCCGAGGTATTAAAAGTCATAGGTTCATAAAGAACATTACTTTTAATACCACAAATGGCTTCTTCTAGTGTCAACCTTCCTATTTCGAGTCGTTGTGGCTTAGCTTTTGCTAAATAAAGAATATTCAAATCTTCAATAGCATTGCGAGCCAAATCGTCTCGAATAGGAAGGCAAACAGAAGTGTGATGTTTACAGCCCTCCAACAAAGGAGAAAAAGGGCTGTTTACTATCCTCTCATCTTTCGATGACAGAAGAGGATAGTCATATGTGATTGGGGTTAATTGACCAGCATTAACAGTATGAACTTGCCTTGTTTTAATAGGCG